ACGATCTTAGTCGATGCCGGCCTGTAGAACAAGGGCGGGCTGTCTACTGTTGCGTTTTTTCCGATCTCCGCTTGGGTAATCGAGGGCAAGGGAGCCCATCCCGAGTGGCTCTCTTCCACCATGTCCGCCGCGATCAGCAAGTAATTGATCGCGTGGAAATAGTGGTCGTCTCGACTGCCTTTCACCCAGGTCTGCTCGACCTCGCCATGATCGTTGACCTGGTCTATCCGCTTCATCCCTTGCAGATGCTCCCTGACAGTCTCCATTTCATCCATCAGCGGAAACTGAACCTCGCCGCCGTTCACCCTCTTGGCAACCCGGTTCAGCGTCTTCGTCCGGTTGGATGTAACCAGCTGCTCGTTCTCCTTGACCATGTACGCCGGCAGCTTCTTGTCCTGCAAGAAGTAGTCGCAAGGATAGACACACCCCGGCGGCATGGCGTCCTGAATGGCCAGGACGACGTCCGTGTAGGGCATTGCGTCAGAGATAAAGCAGATGACGCCATATTGCTTCAGCCGTTGGATCACATGCTCCTTCAAGCCGTCGCCGTTCTCGCCGCGGAGCCGGATCTGCTCCACCCACAGAATATACACCTGCCGACCCACCAACTTGCCGATCATCAGCCACGACGTCTTACCCACGTCCAGCCCAGCGATGCAGCCGTAAATCCTCAAAGCTTCCGCCACGTCCGGCGGAATCGGCTTCACGGTAGTGTTCTGCTGAACGACGTCATCCAAGATGGAGTTGGACGCATCGTCGTGGGGTAACCCAAGCGTGAAATTCTTCCAATGCCCGAACTCGTTGCGGTACTTGACAAGCTTGCGAAGCAAGGTGGCCGGTGTGTGGTACTCGGGAAGGTCGAACGGACTGACCGCGAACCCCTCCACGGTGTACCTTTCGGGATACGCCGCCACCCATTCCCGGTACTCGGGCGCCAAATTCTCTTTTGTCACAGGGTTGTGGCACTTCTCGCACAGAAGCTTGGCGTTGCTGATGTGCCCCTTGGCCTCCAACGCCCGAACATCCAAATAGGTAATGTCCTCCAGACTCCGATCAAATCCGGGAACCACTCCGTGAACCAGCAAATTAGGCCAAAACCAGTGCCCACAATGCTTACACCGGACCAGCCTGCGCTTCTGGTCCGACTGATCGAACGCCTCCGATACCCCAATCCCTGACGCGGTTGGAGTTGAAAACTTACGCCGAAACCCTCGCAAGCCTGTCTTTTCGTCCATGTGAGGCGCATGTGACAAGCGGGATTCGGCCGTCACAAGGGCTTCCGGGTTGCAGAAGTCTGTCTCGTCAATGACTACCAGCGAGCAAGGCACGGAGATCACTGGACGACCAAATGTGCCTCCTACATGTAGCTGAGAAGTGCCCAGCTGTTTAAAGCTCGATGAGTCGCTACCTGGGTGCAAGCGGGAACTTAAGTACTTGGAACCCTGAATAATGGGGTCGATACGACTCTTGACCTGACGTTGCGCCTCGTGGACGGTGGGCATGAGAAGGAGGGCGACACTCTCCGGCGTCGTATCCAACAACCCCAGCGTCATACGGTACTCGGCCTCCGACATCCCCACCTGGGACGGCTTGGTACAGCACATGTCGGGGTGCTGGGTGTTGACGATCTCTATCTGGTATTCGTGATCCTTGAAACTGTAGGGCTTTCCACCCAGAAAAGTCCGTTTCTGCATCCAGTCCGAGATCCGGACTAGGCTGGATGTTTCGGTGACAGCGTCACGGACCCTGTCGTAGAAATCAGCGGCTATCGGGTGCATCGGTGAAGGCTCGGAACTTCCTGCATATAGTCAAATTCGACGAAAACGCCGCATTTCCGGCAACAAAGGTCAACGACTGGGACGCTTTTGACCCAATTTCGGTGCCTAACCAGCTTCAGTCGGCGCCTAAAAGCGAACCTATGCCAGCAGAAATACTGCCTAAGCCGGAAAAACAGCCTCATCTTTTTTTCGCCGAGAAACCCCTGCCTTCAGGCCGGGGAGGAGCCGCGTCCTCCAAGAGTTAAACGCCAGAAACTTGCAATCCGACGGACGGGCGTTCTGGCACAACCGCTTTCCATCGGCGACTTGGTGAAGGCTGATTCTGTCTTTAAGAACGCCTCCAACGTAGACAATGCCCCATTTCGGGTGTTTGACGAGGCTACCGCGCTTGTAGCCGTGACTCCGTGTGCCACCGTATGGCATACGAACCCCACCGGAAGTTGCTTGGAGACGATGCAATTGGCGGCGGTGGAAGCGAAGCGGCGTGATGCACATCATGCGGGTGTTATCGGGATTGGTGTGTCCACCAGTCCACCAATTCGCAAGAACCCACGAGTCAACACAATGAGCCTCAAAGACGTCCGCCAGCTTCCGACCGGTCTTCTTCAGCCCATGCGCGTCCCGAAGCTCTTTGGTCTCATAGCCTTGCTTGGTCTCGACACGCCCGAGTTTTTCCAGTTCGCCGTAGAACCAATCCTTCCCAATCTGAAGAGGCGAGAAAGAACAGTTCCATCGCCTCCCACCGCGCGTGTGCGCCTTGATATCCTCCACCACGAAGGTTTCGATGGGAAATAGCCTGCTCAGCCAGCGGCAAATGCGCAGCTTCCATTGCCACCTCGCCTTGGTGCTTGGAGGCAACGCCCCACGGGATCGGTTGAAGCGCGGGGCGCGGTAGGGTGTCTTACGGTAACGTCGGGCGCGGCGCATATTCCGACGGGTTTCAAGGGCATCCTTGACCCAAGTAACGGCATCGGCCTGGATATTCAGGTATGTGTGCGCCTCGGACTTGACTGTAAAGCCTTCCTTCTTCGACCCAGGGTCAATTCCGACGGCAATAGGTTGAGTATCCCCATCCTCCCTCTCTGTGAGTTGGATGTAGAACATCCCACGGTTGAACCGTCGAACCGCCTTTCCTTTTCGCACCAGTTCCCTTGCCCTTGCCGGGTGGCAGGGCATCAAAGGATTTCCGGCACTGCTTACGACTGGTACGTACAACGTTGAGTTACCTCACTTCTCGCCTTTCGGCGGCTATTAACCCCATCGGGACTGACCGACACAGAGGGTGCGGACTTGGGAAGCATCCGCGCCATGTTTTGGACTGCCACGTCCAGTCGGTTCAGTTGCCTTCAAACGGCCCTCTCGGACCTCGGCCACCCTAGTCTCCCGTTTAACTCTCCGTTTCACGCTTGGCATGCGCTACTCCTTCAAGCCCCAGGCTTCAGCCTGAGGTGGTTGACTTTGTCGACGTACCCTTGATTGTTGAACCGGCTCCCCGACATCCCCGGATAGCCTTGGTTGTAGGCCGAAATCACCCCATCCCAACCAAATTTCCGCCAAAACCGCTTCTTCAAACGGGTCAGATGCAGGCAGCCGTACTTCACACCTTCCGCCGTACAGAGTTGAGGAAAGTGCCCCTTGAACCCGTACTCCCGAGCCACAGCCCCCATGACTTGCATGGGGCCCCAAGACGCTTGCTGCCCCCACCACTCGGTATCTCGTGACGAATTCAACCCTTTCGGGGCGGTGAAATCGGTCGGAGCGATCTCGGATACGGACTCTCCATACGTCAACGCCCTAAACGGTACATTTTTCGAGTTGTCCCACAAGTAGCGGTACTTCGGCTCGACTCGCCAGGCGAATGGGTTGCCCCCGGATTCGACCACCACGATGGCCCGGATTAGGTTGGCCGGGAGTTCGGAACCGGCAAACCGGTCGATCGAGTTCAGAGTTTCTGGGGACAGACAATCTAAAGCGCTCAAACTGCAACCTCCTTCAAAGTATCCGCACTCCTCACAACCTCCTCACCGGTCTGTTTATCGACAAGCTTGTAGTACTTGGTGCCCTTGATAACTCCTCTTTCGAGGGCACTGCGGGCTACTTTGACGGCCTCCTTGTGGTCCGTGCAGGATCGCCAGTAGATCCACCCGGTACGGTTGCCCAAGGTCCAGCCTTCGGGCTTTTCGAAATAAAGAAGAATCGGACAATATTTCATTCGATGCTCTCCAAGCGTGATTTCAGCAAGGCAAGGAACTCCTTGTGCACCTCGGGAAACTTCTTGACCGTGTCGATCACAGCCATCTCGACTTGGCGCAAGCGGTTGGTGTTCACGATGTCCTGGTAGACCTTGTTCAAGGTCGTGATCAGGCTGGTTGCGGCCGATAGAGCTTCCTTCGCATCTCGCACCGAAACCCCGTCCGCCAGCTGATCGTTGTCGATCACCCGGTTGCGGAGGATTTGGACGGCGTTGATCTGGGTCTGAACCTCTGCAAGAAAGTCAAACTCTGCGCTCAGTCGCTCCTGTTGAGGGGCGGAGGGGAGTTCTACTGGGACGGAGAAAGCTCCTTGGATACGGTGAATCTGCTCGGGGCGCAAAAATGGCTTCCTTGTGACCAGGAAGTCGATCAACTCATCCAGGTTGACGCCGGTAGATCGGTTCAGCAAAGGAGTCTCCAAAGGGGGTGGCTCATCCTTGAGCCTGCTCGTCCATGAGCTTCGTCCTATTTCCTGTAAAAAGAGGCCCGCCTAGGGGAGCGGGCCTTAGGGACTGTTCTAGGAAGAGGTGTTCAGCTTAGAGGGTGGGCAAGGCGGGAAGCTACAGGAGATCTCACAAAAAAGTGAGAAATTTTGTGAACTATCTCAGGGGTGGGCAGTTCTTCTACTGCCCGCCGGCCTCCTTTAACCCCAGATTCCTTGCCCGTTCCGCAAGTGTGCGGGGATCGATCAGGGATACCCGGCGGGCAATCTCTTCTTCCACGGTGATCCTGTGCCGGACGGACGCCCGGTGAACCGCTTGCTGGCACACGCCCAGGATTCGATACCACTGCGTGCGGGTGAGGGTGAAGTTGGAGACGGTGACCTTGTTTGTCTTCTTGGGCAAGGGAAGGTTGGCCTTATGGGCGGCCAGGGCGTTGGCGTAGAGGGTATCCAGCTCTTCACGGGTGCGAACGGCGCCTAAGTAAATGGCTTTCCGTGTACGAGGATCCCGCAGGCGAGCGAGATAGACGGGGCCGGTGGTGGTTTGTCTGGTGAGGGTGTCTTTGACCATGTGGTGATTGTAGTGGATGGGTTTGAAAATGGGAAATTTTTGTGGGGGGTGGCTATATATAGGCCCTACCCTGGGGTGGTAAAAAGTATGGCCCGGGTCAATACTATTGTCACCTTGCGGGCTGCCGGGAGGCTCCCCAGGTCGAGTTGCTCTTACGCTGTTTATACGGAGAAAATGACCATGGCTACACTACTCAAAACTATCAATCAGAAGATTGCTTCTATCTCTAAGTCGAACCAGAACATCAAGGAACTGTCTGGGCAAGTCGCCTTGCTATGCTGGCAACATGGCAAGGCAACGGGTGACACCCAGCCGATGGCGAGATTGTTAAACGCCATTAAAGAACGTCCGACATTGGCTAAGGCGATTGGCGCTTTCTTTAAAGACTTCACGCCGGTCACTCTCTTCACCCGTGATGGTGTCATCAAAGCGGGTAAGCTTGATCCAGCACGGCAGTGGAAAGATCCAGAAGGAATCAAGCCGGAAGAGTACGCGCACCCGGAAACCGAACGGGAGAAAGAGAAGAAAAAGGAACGCGCAACTAAGCGCGCCCAAAAGAAGGAACAAGAAGCGCAACGGCAAGCCGATCTTTTGAAAGAGTTAGACGCTGCTAAGACTAAGGCTAGCGAAGCCGACGATATCAAGGCTGAAAACAGACGCCTAAAGGCTGAAGTCAAAACACTAAAACAACGAATTTCAGATTTACAAGCTGAAATCGAGGCATTAAAGGCTGCGAAGCTTGCAGCCTAACTGATTAGGACGGACGCGAAAGTCCGTCCTACTCAATGCGCCTTATCGCTAGGGTGCATCGAGTAGGACAAAGGAAGCCGCACGGTAGCGGCAATTAAATGGAGTCTAGTGATTCGGCAACATTCCCTAACGGGTGCGCCGGAAAGAGTCTAGGCGCCGCGTTAACGGACAACGCGGTAACGCGTGACAAGGAATAATAGGTCTAGTGGAGGGTCGCTTTGCGCTCATGCTGGCATGAGCAAGACAAGCGCCAATCTATCCCGCTAGGCGCAAGCCGAGTCGAACGGTCGCGTTTTGGTCTACCGATTCATAGCGTCAACGTCAACGCCCAAAGTCCCGCCCGGCGCGGGTTAAGCTGAGACTGCGACTGTCTAGGAACCGTTACACCCAAACGCGATAGCCTGAAACCCGCGATAGTCGGCCAGTCTGACAAACTGGGACCGATGAAAGGCGGCGCATGTCCAGCGTCCACAGGGGAAACCCCCGCTGTCCATGCTATAGGCACTGTTTGAACACGAATCCGGCTTATCGCTGTCCCATCGATAAAGGATGGGATTGTCCAAGGACGGCGGCCGGATCGTGGGCAAACACAATGTCATTGTCTAGTGACATTGTGTTTGTCCATGTAACACCCCCTCCTTGGCACAAGGAATTAGGGCCTACTTTCTTCGACCGGGACAGCGTCATTGACGCTGTCTCATTCTTCAAACAGCGTCCACGACGCTGTATTTTTATGGAGTTACCATGATCGTCGAATTCATCGAGGATATCACCGAC